ATGGAAGTCCTGTATTAGGTATTGAATCAAATCAATTACCTATACAAAGTACGCCTAATCAAAGAATAAATGATGAATTGTTTTTAACTTCATTCGATAAAAAAATAAGTGAAGAAGTAAAATCTATTATTCAAAATTCTGATGGTGTTTCTGATTTGATGAATCAAAACGGATCATTTTTCACATTAAGAAAAACATCTGAGTTATCAAAAGCAGGAACAAAAACATTTGCAAAAAAATACCTTGGAAGTGAATATAGTGCCAATAAAATAGGGACTCTTAGTTCTGATTCAAATGGTAATTGCGCTATAAGTGGTAAATTTATGAACGTAAGGGCTTCAAATCAATCTAAAATTGAATTTGTAAGGGTAGATACAGAAATATCAAAATCAAAAATTGAGGATTTATTGAGTAAAAATCATAGATTAGGAAAAACAAAATCAGGTGATGTTTTAATAGATGAATCCAATGAGATAATAGCTTTTATTCAAAAAGATGGAAGCGGAAAACCTTGGTCAATGTCATCTGTTTTAAAAGCTAATACAGGTAAAAATAATATCACAGGAACAATAACTCATGAGTCAGCCCATATGATTCAATTTTTAAAGGATAAGACAAAGGCATGGGAAAGAATTACAAATCAAAACGGATTAACCCCATATCAGAACTCAATCACTGAATACGGAAAAACCAATTTGATGGAATTTTGGGCTGAAACTTATACTATGTTTGTTTACGATAATGTAAATTTTATTAAAAATCATAATCGTTTATACTCTGTTTTCGTTAAATATCTTGACGAAATAGGGGTAGATATTAAAACTATTAAAATAGCAAAATGAAAACTTACAATATAATTGATATTTCTCAATTTTCAATATGGGAAAATGAATTAACAAACTTTCAAAATCAAAAACGATTTAATGAAGCTGCTGAATTGGTTTCAAAAATAAGAATTGAAATAGAAAATCAGGACTTGCAAAGAGAAAATGAATCTGAATGGTTGGATAATGTGATTTCAGAAGAAACGTCTAATATTATTCTTTTATCTTAAAAATTATCCTGAAAGTTTTTGATTCCGATTAAAGGTATTATATTAGCCTACATTTAAACGGAACGGATATGAAATCAGAAGATTTTAAGGAATTGCAGGAATTTTGCGATCAAAAAGGGTATCAACTCTTAAATGAATCGCTAGAGGACAACACAAAGTTTTTTGTAGTGTCCAAGAAAAAAGACGAATGGGAAGGGGTGGAGTTTGCGGAGTGTATAAATCATTCAGATTATAAGGTTGGTATAATTTACAGGACTGATTCAGAGATAAAAACATTTATTAACTGCTTTAAGTCTGATTCTTTAGAATGTTTCAAACCCTCAACCGAACAAGCCTACGTCGATCAGTTAAAGGCTAAGGCATTTGAATTGTACGGGGAGATAAAGGAAGGGGACATTTTTAAGCACGATTCAAGGTATATTAAAAATATATGCGGAAAAGATGGCGATAGTTGTTATTTAAAAGATTCTGATGAATTATTTATTCTAGGGTCTTTGCTTTACAAACAAGGCAAATGGGCTAAGAAGATTGAAAAAGTGAAGGTTGAATGGGTTGCTACAAGTATTACTAATATAACTTTTAGTTATAATAATTCAAATACAAACTTAGTGCATCGAGGTTCTGAACTTGCTGAAGTATTGGAAAAGTACCTAAACTCAGATCAGAAATGAAAAACAAGATAATGTACCTTGGATCACTAGGTAAACCAATTGCAAAAGTAATTTCTATTACTGAAACTGAAAACGGTATTAAAACTGATATTGAGCCAATATTCCCAATGACTAAGGAAAAGTTGGAACAAGGAATGAAAAATATAATGAAAGCATTGTCATAAATAGTTGTTTTGGGTTAGTTAAATGTCAAAGCCTCAATCTTCTGGATTGAGGCTTTTTTGTTTGCATTTTATTTTTTATATATTTGCTTATACAAATAAGCGAATGCAACTAAAAGGAATTAATGAAGGCTTTCAAAATACTGACCTAAAGCAAGGGATTGTTTCGGGGTATTTTGCAATTTTCGGCAACAAAGACCTTGACGGTGACATAATCGAACCGGGAGCGTTTACAAAAACAATCCAAGAACGGGGACCAATGGGTAAGAAGTTAATCAAATTCCTGATTGACCATGATAAGACCAAAGTACCCGGAGTGATTACCGAACTCTACGAAGATCAGAAAGGATTAAAATACTCCATGAAAGCAGGAACCCATTTTGAGGGTCAAGATTTCATTAAGATGGTTGAATCTGATATTATAAATCAGCATTCTTTTGGCTTCAAAACCATCAAAGAACAATTCGATCAGCAAGCAAAAGCGAACAGGATTAAAGAAGTAATGATGTTTGAAGGATCAGCAGTTAAGTTTCTCGGGGCTAATCCTGAAACAACTTACATTGAATCAAAGTCATTTTCTGATTACCTAACCACATTAGAAAAATTCATCAGGACAAGCGATGCCTCAGATGAGTGCATCCAATCAATAGAATCACTTTTAATCAAGCTGAAGCCGGAATCTTCCACTTCAAAGGATAAAAAAGCCGATCATACACCAATCGAACTTAAACTATCATTTGAAAAATGGAAAATTTAGAACAACTTAAAGCAGAATTACAGAAGTCTATTAACGAGGCTGGAACTGCATTTACCACTAAGGCGGGTAACGCTGAAGCGAAGGCCAAAGAAGCATTTGAAAAAGCTGACCTGGTATTGAAATCAATGGAAGGTATGCTTACCAAAGCGGAAGCGATGGAAATGCAAAAACAACTGGATGCACTTGACTTGAAAAGTCAGCACCAAGCAAACGTAAAGGCAGAATCTTTTGCGGATCACTTTGCTAAGGCATACGCTCCGGCACAAAAGAAATTGGAACAGTGGAAAGCTGACGGTCACCTAAAGGCTCCGATTACTTTCGAGTTTGAAATTAAAGAAGTAGGGGCAATGTCTTTGGCTTCGACAATCGCAAACGTAGCTTCTTCAGGTCAGGTAACAATCTCCGAATTTACAGGTATTGTAAGCCCGATCAGACAAAGAATCTTAGCATACCTTTCTAACGTGTCAGTCGGTTCTATCGGAACTCAGTACGCTGTATGGGTGGAAGAATACGACCAGGAAGGCACTCCGGTGTTTATTGGAGAAGGTGTTGAAAAGACTGCTTTGGATGTTCAATACAAAGAGCAGAGAGCTAAGGTTAACAAGATCGGAGTTCACATGAAAGTGACTACTGAGCTATTGGAAGACGCTGGATATTTGATGTCTTACATCCAATCCAACGGTGTGAAGCGTGTGGAAACTGTAATTGAAAACCAACTATTCACAGGTAACGGAACAGATCCGCAACTGGTAGGTTTGCTTTCAAAGTCTACTACCTTCACAGGTGGGTCAATGGCTGGAAATGTAGAAGCTGCCACTAACTGGGATGTAATTCACGGAATTATTGCACAGGTAAGGGCTGCCAACGGAATCGTAAATGGTGTATTTGTTGAGACTGGCCAATTTCATGTTATGCTATCTGAGAAGGATGGAGATAAGCAATATATTCTACCAGCTGGCGTAAACTTTGACGCTCAGGGTAACTTGACTGCTTGGGGTGTGAGAATCATCCCTACAAACGCATTGACCGGAACTGCTGCCAACTTCGTAGGGGGTGACCTTTCTGTAATCAATGTAAGATTGAGAAATGGTATTCAGGTTGCGATCGGTGAGTCAGGAGATGACTTTATCGATAACTTGAAGACAATCAGAATAGAGCAGAGACTTGTTCAGTTCGTTTCTGCTAATGATGTGCCGGTATTGGTTAAAGGTGTTTTTGCAACTGCGAAGGCAATTCTCGAAACCACTTAATATTCGTTTCGTTTTAGTTTAGTTTAAAGCCTGATAATATTTATCAGGCTTTTTTTGTGCCTTTTTAGGATATTAAAATAAGTTTGTTTATGTTTGGATTATAGTCAGGTGGCGGAATTGGTTAGACGTAACCAATAGGAAAGCATTCAGCAACAACTGGACTATACAGGTTCGAATCCTGTCCTGACTACAAATAAGGGAATAGCTCAGTTGATTAGAGCAATGCTGGGGGCTAGTAGTCCAACAAAGCAAGGTCACAGGTTTGAGTCCTGTTTCCCTTACGGGTTGAGTTGGTACTAGAATCGAAATGAAGTATCTGGCAGCACGGAAAGACGGCAATTAATTTCAACTAAAAAAAAATATGGGAAAAATAGTAAAGTATCTGGCGCTCGCAATATTATTGGCAATACCAGTAGTTTTGGGTTATCTCGATTACCTAGAATTTTGGGATAAATGATAACACAG